CGAGCGTCTTAGACAACGCGAACGCCCCAACCAGTGCAGCCCCACCGATGATAGCCGCAGCACCAAACGAGCCCACAGACGCAACCAGAGCAGCAGGAAGCCATGCGGCCATAGTTGTACCAGCAGACGCCGTGCTAGCCGCGGTAGTAGTCGCCAAGGAGCCAACCTGCGCCGCGGTTACTGCAGCGATTCCAGCTTCTTGAGCCGCGGTTCCCATAATCGCTGACTTCGCTTGTTGAATGCCCATCTGAACGAAGGTATTGATAACGTCGTTCAGGATGGTGCTTCCGATCGAGCTGAGAGCTTCTGACGATGACATGCTACCGGTGATAATTCCTGTTAGTGCGTTGCTGGCGCTATTTGCCAGCCCATCAAATGCGGCAGCGGCGGCCTGAGTGGCGGCGTTCTGCTGTGCCCATTCCTCCCACATAGCAGCGATGCGTTGGTCACGATATTGCTGTTCAATGGATGCCCGAACGGCCTCAACCTCTGCAATTTTCTGCGGGTAAAGCGTAGCGTACTGGTTAAGTTGCTCCATTTGCTGCTGGAACTGGTTATCAACGCCCGCAACAGGAGAGGCCTGTCCACGTATAGATGTGAAGTTTTGGCTTGATTCTCTTCTCTTTTGTTCCTGTTCTTTCGCTATTTTTGTCGCCTGGGCAACATCATATAACTTCCCTGCTAGCTCTCCCGCGCTTTGTGCCTGCTGCTTTGTGGCGACGGTTCCCAACTGCTGCTGAGCCGCAAGGATTGCGGCCTCCCTCCCCATCCCTCGCTGTTCGAGAACAGCAATTTCGTATTTATCAGATAGTTGATCAAGTTGATTGGCTATCTGTTGCTGCGCCGCAGCTGAACGCTTAGCGGCTGCTTCAGCCTCCGATGCTGCTGCCTTACTATTTCGCTCCCGGTCTTTTAGTGCTTGCTGTTCTTTCTCATAGGCTTCGATTTTGTCATAGCTGAGATCTATTGCTTGGAGTTCGACATTATTTGCGCCTAATAACCCAGCAACATATTTCGTTCGTTCGCGAGCACTAAAACCAACTGTTGCAGCCTCATTTTTGGCAGCATCCACCAACTTATTTAGTTGCTCTGCATTTCCAGAGAGGGCCTGCCTGGATGCTTCAGTGCTGCCAGTAAGATTATCCAAGGCATTCTTAAGGACATTTATCGCATCTGTTGCATTCGCAGCCGAAACATAATTCTGGTTTACAACATTTGTCAGCTCATTAAGCTTAGGATTTGCATATCCGGTTTGTTCACTAAGCGATGATAGAGCTGATGCCGCTGCCTGCATGGTTTCGGCAGTAGGTTCTTTCTGTAAATTTCGGAATACCTTTACTAGCCCTATCGCTTGAGTTTGAGTAATTCCAAACGTCTCGGCCATTGAGTTCGTGACATTATTTAGGATATTTATGCCAACGATATTTCCTTCATAACTCCCTCCAAGCTCTTTAAGCACAGATGATGCATCAACGCCTTTACTTTCAAGGGTTGTAAGCTGACTTTCCGCTGCGGACATGCTATTCCGCCAGCTGCCAAGATCGTTGATCTGCTCTGAGATTACGGCTCCAGCTGCACCAATTGCTTTTTGAGCATCAGTCATCGCTACTGCGATTTGAGCCTTTGCCGCATCAGAGCTAACAGCCGCTAAGCGCTGTATCTTTTCAGATAGCGCACTAACCCCTGAATCGGTCTTGACTACCGTATCAGCAAGAGCCTTTTGGGCTGTCTCCAAATCCTCTGTAGCATCTTTTGAGTTAAATAATGAAGGGAGAAGTGCTCCAGCTAGCGCGCCAGTGATAGCTATGATTGCCCCTGCAATCGCGCCACCAGGACCAAAAATTGAAGCTATCTGCGATCCTTGCTGAGCAAATACCATCATGGCATTTTGCCCCATCTGTAGCTGAACTGCGACGTCCTGTATCTGGTAACCTAATTGCCCGAAAACGCCTCGCATATTCCCCATGCTTCTGGTGGCGGAGCTAACAGATTGAGCTGTAGAGCTTAAAGTTGTTTCTAACTTATTGAATTGTTTTATATTACCATCAAGAGATGCCTCTATATCAGACAGAACTCTATTTACCTGAGCGCCACCTTGCAGCAGAGGTTTAACTTCGGCCCGAACTTCATAAACTACGCTGCCTGCAAGCTCTTCCCCAGCCATACCTTTCTCCTATAAACAAAAAACCCGCCGAAGCGGGATTTATTTACTATGTATACTTAGAAGTAACCATTATCTCTACATACAGATAGTGTGGCCATGGTTTCTGAGTCACCTCCTCCCATACCAATAAAACCGGCATGCGGCTTTCCATTATTTATAAGCATGACCATGAAAGGAGTATCACCCGCATATCCGCCATATGAGTTTTTGGAATTAACCATTCCACAATACGCCCCCTGACCATTACTCACAAATTTTGAGTGCTTAAATCTGGCGCTTTCAGGATCTTTTAACTGGTCCCTTACAGCTACTTCTATCGCAGCTATTTCTGCTTTTGTAAGGGTTCGATATTTCCAGTTAGAAGGCTGTTTCATTGGTGCGACAGACTCGGGTGATGTGTTGCGACAATTCGCCCACTGCTCTGTCGTTTTAGCTATCCTATCAGATACAGCAAACTCTGTTTTTGACGGACTCGCCACGAATATTTTTGTTTTATCATCCTGATATAACATCCCATTTTTCTTATCGGAAAGATTTGGTGAGATAATATAACTGCCATTTGGACGGACAGCTTTGAAGTGTGTGTTTTCCGATTCAATCACTCCCCGCCCTCCACCAACCATTGGAGAGTTCGCTCCGTTAGCTAAATTTGCTTTTGCGTAATCACATTCAAGCTTATCTGCTGAATGAGCTAAAAATGGCATAAATGACACGGTCAATAACGCAATAACCCCTTTCATATCCCTATCCCCATTGGTTTGTTTTCGACAGATTAGCAGGGAAGCGGAGGAACGACAAAACCCGCAGTTAAGCGGGTTTGATTACCAGAATGCAAATTTGCACTCTGCCTTCAATACAATCAGTTACGCCACGTCAGCGCCATGGATCAGGTGGCGCAATGCCTTTACACCTTCTGCATTGTAGCGGAACGCCTCAACCTGCTTGCTGGAGTAGGATGACTTATCCATCACAAAAATCCCAAATTCGTCCGTCTTGAGATTGTTGGCATTGGCGATACGCCCCACCTTTTGCGCCGATACGCCGAGCATTTCTCCCACTTCGCTAGCGCTGTGGTAATGCTCTTCGAGCTTAGGTAATGGCAACAACTCAATACCCGCCGCATCATTTACCGCCCGTGCCATTGCGGTTTGCTTGGCGACATCGCTAAGCTTCGGCATAAAGGAAAGAGCGAGGCTCATCGCCTCAACCTCCATCTTGATTGCGCGGGCGCGCCGGAACTCAGGAAGATGCGACGCTGATTTCTGCGGTAGAACCTCGCCTGACTCCAGTTGACGCCAGCGAGTCGCTACTTTATGACGGAGCGGAATGCTGTACCCCATCATCAGTGTCATGGTCAGGTCCTGATCAAGCCAGTACTCCTGATAAGTGCGTCCTCGGCCATCTTGGTAATCGGCGGAAAAGTCCGCCGATTGAAGATTGAGCGATTCGAACATTTTTCGGCAGTCATGAAGCACATCTTTATGCTGCTTACCTGTCAATTTAGCGATCTCGCGACTTGACATCTTAGTGACAACTGAGCTGCGATTTGCTACATTCATTTTAGTCATATACGTTCCTACACGTTGTTAGACTTCAGTAGACCGCCAGCAGCAACTGGCGGTTTTTCTTTTTGCATCACTGCAACATCTCCTGACGCAGGTGCGGTAATACCCTGCTCCAGTTATCATCCTTCCATGGGTGAAATTCGATATGCGCCGTCTCGCGCTTAATGATCGCTCTGGCCTTGTTAATTGTCCGCGGCAGCTCCTGCCCGATCGTGTGAAAATGTCCCGCCTGCCGATGCTCGGCCACCTTCAGCAATGGAGTAACGCTCTCACAGGCTGTCAACATGATGTCACTCGCTCGCCACAACCAGGCAAGGGATGAAAGCTCATCGTCAGTGAACTGTTTGGCAATCGGCGAATGTGCCACTTCGCGATCCATAATATCCAGCACCCAGCGGCGGAACTCTTTGGCCTTCGTCGTGCGAGCGAACATTGCAACAAGGTGGGCGCCGCGGAGAGAGAAAACACGTGACTCTTGCATTCCGCGAGGGGTGGTCAGCTTGACCACCCCTGTCATTTGCGCTGTAAATTCATCAGCATGACGAGAGTAGATACGTTGCACAGCTTTATCGTCGGCATACTCCAGCGCCTGGCCCACCTCGGCAGCCGTAAGCCAGACCTGGCCACCCATTTCCATATATGCAAAATTGGTATTGTGGAAAGTTAGTTCGTTGTTCTGTACACTATTCATGTCGATATTTCCTTCGCGGGATTTATTCGATAAGGAGCCCTGACTATCGCAAGTAGTTAGGGCTTCGTCGTTTTTATGCTTGAGCAATTTTCTCTCCAATCAGGCCATACGCCTTTCTCAGCTGGTAGATCAGCTCAGTATTGAACTGCCGACACTGATCTTCACCGTTGCGCTCTATCGCTTTACGCACATCTTCAGGGAAGCGAACTTTACGCTGATACATGTCTTTTGCTTTTTCCATTACCCTCTCCATGAATGCCCCACCGTGAGACATACAACAAGTGTCACACCGTGCGTCATTGCTGTCAACCCCACCGTGGGGCATAATTTCTATATTGTGATTTTATTAAAGCGGCAAACCATATGAGCAGAGAAGATCCTCAGTTACGAATCAGGTTACCTATTGAATTAAAAGAAAGAATTGAAGATGCAGCCAAGTCAAATAATCGCTCAATGAATGCCGAGATAGTCAAGCGCCTTGACACCAGCTTCCTTAGTGAAATACAGGATGATGAAGTCATATCAGCTCATGAGGCTATGAAAATGGCGGAGAACGCCAAAGAAGAAATCTCCGGTATTATATTTAAGAGAACATTTGAAGAAATTAATAAAAAAGCCAGAATGGGGCATAAAGAATTCTGCATTGAACTCAATGATTTAGAGCTAGAATACCTCACATTAGCTGACTTTAATGCATCCCTTGAGAAGACCCTTACGCGCCTAAATGAACTCGGGTATGTAGTCCCAGAAAAAACAGTTGATGGAGGGGGATTTCTGGTAAGAATACCTGACAATAAAAATTCATAATGTTAAAGAGCGACCTCCAAGGCCATTAAACCGCCTGCCGTCGCTCTTTCATAGAGTCACCGATGCAGATATTACCCCTAGGGTAATCTGAATAGATATGGTGCGCTCAAGTGGCTATTTTTTGATCAGCTGTTTTCTCTTTGCTGCCTGCTTAGCAAGATATTCATCGGAGATACTTTCATATTCCTCTCTCGTGAACCCTTTTTGATTCGGGTATTTTGCGGCAAGCAATAGCTGAAATGCCGTCATCGTGAGTTTGGAAGCCTCGCTGAGACTCATACTGAAGTGCGTTTGTGCCGAGACTATGTACTCTGCAGCGAGAAACTCAGTTGTCGTTTCCTTTGCTTCATGGCGCTGTAGGCGGCGAACTTTAGCGTTTCCTATAACTCCATGAAGCATTAACTCTTTTGCGAGAGTAACTATGTCATCTTTGGGCATGATGCCCGGAAGGTACACTATTTTACCTTCTCTCTCGCACCACTCACCAATTGCTCCAGTCAAATCATCTTCACAGCAAGCCTGCAAAACTAGCATTGAGGCCGATAATATTTTATCTGAAAGGTTATTCAGTACTGACATCATCCAGCTAGGAATGCCGCTGAAGGCTTCCACGCAGTCGCAAAATAACTGCTGTGCATCGCTCCCGTTAATTTCAGCATAGATCTTTACTATTTCTTCAGGCTCCCCCAGTCTCGACATCGCCTCAAAAGATGGACGTAGCAGATAATCCTTTCCGCCCTCGCGACTATCGCTTATGCCGAGCTCTCCTATGTCTTTCAAGACCGCCATAGCTAACTCCAATAATGGGCATTATCAAGGGCGGCATACCGCCCTTTGGAATGCCCGTTACGTAACAGTAACCGTATGAGTGGCCACAAAGTTACCATCTTCGGTATTGATAATGATCTGCGCGCTACCGGATGCGATGCGGTTAACCGTTACAGTGGTACCGGAAGTAGTGGCAGTGGCTTTAGCTGGATCGGTTGAAGCAACTGTGAAGTTTTTATTGGTGGCGCCAGTCGGTACGATATTCACCGTGAAGGTACTGGTGCCGCCCGATGCGCCAGTACTCGTTGCCGGAGTTACCGTCACGCCAGTCACAGCAACGGAAGTGACCTCATTCACTTCAATGGTACTCGCGTCACCGACTTTGAACTCGGTAGAGAACGTAACGATGTCGTTGGTACCACCGTCAGAGCTCAATGCCGTGATGTTCATGTAACCGATGAATTCAACAGGACCGTAGTCCATACGAACCCAAATACCCGGCTGACGCCTGGCCTTCAGTTCGTCGGCGAAATATTTGATGAACTTGCCGACACCGTACTGATCAAGTTTATCCTTCTTTCTGACTTCCCCCTCAAAGCTCAAGGTAAAATCGCTGTTGGTGATGATGGTCTCAACATAACCGCCACCGTCATCAGCATCAGAAGTGACCGAGTTGGGGTTAAAATCAAAGCCCTTCGAAGTGCCCGCGGCCAGAGACATCCATTCGGACTCATCAGGCCTGACATCCGAGCATCCATCAGCAACCTCAAGCACGACCGCCCCGCCAAAAAGGCGCTCGTTCGAGTTCGGGCAATTAGCCATGAGAAACTCCTCTTTTGCATAAAAGAAAACCCGCCGGAGCGGGTTATTTGTTGGTATTGGCTATTCGCCGTAGGTGCAGGCAAACTGAAGTCTGAAGACTATTCGCCCTTCTTCTGTGAGAACCGGCGCTGGGATTGCGCCAATGTTCTGTATGTAACCAACGCATTCATCAGCCATCGGACTGCCTTGCACATAATCGATGATCCGCTGAACCGCATTTAGCGCGTCTTTGCGCTTATCTTTCGCGCCTACGACATCGACCAAAACGTGATATTCAGCTCCGAGGTCAGTGCGGATATTTGCCCCTCCATTAGGCCTGAATACCATCACAGCCTTCGACATGTCGTCAGGGTCGTCATACATCAGTTGCTGGACGGTAAAACCGGTTGTAAGCCCAGCATCAACGAACATATTTCGTACCCGCTCATGCATCAGTGGAGTCATAGTTCCATCTCCTTTTTGAAGGCCCCATACATCTCACTCTGATTATCAACAGCTGGCCAAAATAAGAATTTCGGGTTACCACCTGGCCCCCAAATCACCCCTCTTGACCCCGGCGCCTCTCCTGCCCTTACTGGACGATCTGTTTGCGTGTTTAGGTATTTCCCCGGAGCTTCATGCACGTAAATTGCGTAGTTAGCAGAATAACCAACCCTGCCGGTGATAAGAGTTCCGTTGAAGTCAATTTCCCGAAACTGGCTATTTATCAATGTGGAAGTATCGCGGGGAACTTCTTTAGCTGATGCAGCGCCAAGAATGATAAGCGCCGATTGAATGCCACGAACTGCTTTTCTACCGGTAATATCTTTAATGAGGCGATCCATACTTGCCTTTGCCTCACGTACGCCGCGGACTCTCCCCGCCATATTTATACTCCCGTCAGAATCGCGAAATCGTCAGCCAGTCGTTCGAAAGTATCGGCATAGCGAATGACCTGTCGCACCTCATCGGCATCAACTGAATATGGATCGGATGATGCTGATTCCCCTATAAGGATGTAATCGCCGTTTTTTGCGATGGCGTACTCTGTCCATATTGTGTTTTTCGCGACAATTTCAGCGCCAATTCCGCCAATTCTTTTGCTAACCCCACCCTCATAATCGCAAAGAATAACTTCTGGAGGGGAAAACCCCAGCGAATCACCATACTCATCAACGCCGAGGTTTCGCCAAATAGTTGCCTTGGCCGTGTATGACCATGAAGCCGCTGATGACATTACACCACCCTCGTATAGGATCGACCCTGCCGGATATGAGCAATAGTCGCTTTTGAAACACCATACTTGCTAGCAATAACAGTGAGTGAATCACCTTCAGAAATGGCGCGACGAATTTCGCGCACCTGCTCATCAGTGAACTTGGCGTGTGGCGGGGTAACACCGAACATAGGGTTACCAGCGTCTGAATTCTTGGCTGATATCTTAGCTTTGACTTCAGGCTGCCTACTCATCCCTGCACAGGACGGAACTTTGCCGAACCAGCAGTTCTTATCTCCGCGCCGGCTTTCCGCCATATTCGCCTTGGATTCTTCGGTGTGTATAACTCCGAGGCTGTTCCCAGCGTTTGGCGCAATGTTGAAAGACGGGTTTAATTCGCGAAAGAATCGCTGCTCGGCTGCAATAAGTTCGGATTTATCACTCACTACTTCCAGAACGGAAAACTCAAAGACACCTTTGCCATGTTTATCCCATGACTCCTGAAGGTTTCTGTTTCCATGCGTGCCTTTTCGGAGCTTGTAGCGATGGCTGGACCACCGGCCAGAAATGTTAACCGTGGAGCCGATATACACCTCGCCAGTGATAGTGTTCGCAATCTGATAAACACCTGAAACCTGATAATAAGATGGCGCGCTATGGCGCTGATGGCTTAATATTTGATGAGCCATGAGTTACCTCCGCAATAGGTAATGATGGTTAGAGCCGGTGGTAATGTTGACGCATTCCCCGGCTCGTTAATTTTACCATTTGCTGGCTTTTTATACACCAATTCTCACTCCCTCCAACGCAGCACGATTGCGCCTGTAGCCTGTATGCGAGGGCAGTTAATCATCCACTGTCCCGCACCGTTAACGTATGCCGTCGTTTGCTCGCCGGTATCGGTCATGACCCACACCCGGGTGAACGTGCGCGGCAGCCGCTGCTGAACTGAAATCCAGGCCATCAGCAGCCACCAACGACCAGAAATAGGCCCACGCTGTTACCGGCGCTTATAGGCAGCTCACTGGTGCAGCCGCTGGTATCAAGCCGGGCCAGTGAGTCACGCAGCCAGGTAATCCCGTCTTCGCCGTAGTCGAACGAGCGCGATGCCCCCGATGGCGCCCCCTGCGATTTGATTCGCCGGGCACCGGAAGACGTCGCCATGAGCGCTGCGGCATACATCAGGATGAGCTTTGCGCTGCAGTCGTCATACCCCGCGCCGTCGAGGCACGGGATAATCTTGTTCACCATGCATAGAATCGGGTCCAGCAGCGCGCCGGGAATGGCATAACCCAATTCACCGAGGAACGCCTGCACGTCTGCCGCCGTGATTGGGTCAGCCATGGTTATTTTGCCTTCTTCTGAAGATCAGCCAGTTGCTTCTGAGCCTCGTCGAGGTCAGTCTGCAGCTTGGCATTGCCCGCGGTCAATGACTCAACTTTGCCGTTGGCCTCGTCGAGGTCAGCCTGCAGCTTCCCCAGCTCGCCGGGTGTTGCTACTTCCAGCACCTGATCGCTTACAGGGATAGCCTTGCCAACCAACCACAGCGGCAGCGATTCACCTTTGTAGACTTCACCCTTTTTCAGCTTGTGACTGTCATGGGTGAGTAACCATTGTTGTTCTTTTCCAGCCATACGGCCTCCGTAACAAGGATGGGGCCGGAGCCCCATAAATTATGCTTTGGTCAGCTGGACGTAACCCGCCTGGCCGTTTGCGTCGTGTTTGAACTGCGGCGCCGCAGCAGCCAGAACGGAGAAGACATAATCATCTTCCGGATTCTGTCGCGCTTTCGGACGCATAGTCATCGGCATACCATTCAGGATCTGCACGACGTCCGGACGTTTAACCACGCCCAGCAATTCATCGGTAGGGACTTTGGAAGCCGGAACCAGCGCGGCCACGCCAGGAATTTCCATGATGCGGGACAGGATGGTCTTCGGATAGTTCGCGGCATAGTCGTTAACCGACGCGTAGAACCAGTCTTTGTAGTTCAGGTAAATGGTTACCGGCGCATAGAAGTTTTCGGTATGCAGCAGGTTAATCAGGCTGGAAATAGCCGCGACCCACTGCGCGCCGCTGGCACCGTTCAGGGTCAGGCCGTGAGTGCCAGTGCCACGGTTAGGCGCTGTGCGAAGACCGTAGATGGTTGAGCCACCGACGTTGATGGTCGGGTCGCCGT